CTTGCACTACACAAGAAATATCCGTTATACAACGCATTACTGTTTCCGCTTACATAGTAATATACACCAGTGGCCGGAGCAGTTGTTAGAGGTAACCCTAACACAATGCTGTATGTAGTTACGTTGTTGTTAAGCACCTTGGTTGTGCTAACGTATCCATTGGCAACTAGTCCTGATCCATAACCAAAACTCAATGTATAGTAGGTCATAAGACCTGCTGAAACTGATCCAGGATTAAATACCGGTCCGTTAAGAGATGCACTTAGCGTAATTTGATTACTATTCGATGCAACGTCTAGAATATAATAGGTATTACCACTGACCAAATTGCCCAATGCACTACCACCACTAGGAGTTGTGAACACAATACTGTTTCCAGGAGTCATGTTAGTGGTGTTGGATACAGTAACAAATTGACTAGTACCTGTAATTGTTGTACTAGAAACTACAAAGTTTGTATTTTGATTTGTAGTGGTTTGCCATGTTGTACCACTACCACTACCTCCTAACACAAATGTTAGGCCTGTAGTACTTAAAGGGAATCCTGATCCCGATGTAACAACTGCACTGCCTGTTGGTGTAGTAGACAATGTAAACGTGCTAGTGGTGTTGGTATTAATTACATAATAAACTGTACCAGATGTATAGTTATTGATTGAGCCACCGCCGCTATTGACACCAGTGACTGTTACAGTTTGACCAGTTGTAACAGTAGTACCTCCGGTATAACTAAATGTACCAGCGTTACTGGTAATCTGAACACCAGCAAGTGTAATAGGAATTTGGCTAGAGATATATGTATAGATATTGCTGGTAATAGTACCTGCACCGCTTACAAATCCATTATTAGAGTTAGTAGAATTGCTAACAGTAACACCACTTACTGTTCCGTTAATAGCTGAAGAACTAGTTGTTGCCTGCGCAACACTTAGATTGTAGCTAATACCAGAAACGGCAGCCGCTTGTGCAACTACAGCACTACTAATATTCAACGAATACGTACCAGCATTACCGTATTGATAAGTGCTCGTTGAACCACTTACTGCACCTGTTGTGTTATTACTGATTGTAATTACGTTGGTCAATGTATTGACATTAGTAATGTAAGTGTTATTTGGAATTCCAGTTATAGGAGCAATGAATTGTCCTACCGCAACAGAGCCAATACTACCAACAGTAAATGAACTTAATGTAATAGTATTAACACCAGTACTGCCCTGAGTAAATGTTGCAGTGGCCAATACTGTACTGGTAGCACCAGTTTGTCCAGTGATATAAGCGTTGAACTGTCCGGTGATATTGCTGTTTAGTTGTGTAGCACCTTGTCCAGCAGTAACGATATAAGCAAGACCGACAATATAATTTGAAGCATAAGTCTGACTTGGTGTAACATAATACGCACTATTGCTACCACCACCTGCCGCAAAGCTAGTATATGTACCGCTGGCTTGTGCATAGAATGGACGACTGATTGTAATTACAGCACCAGCTACGTTTGTTATATACGTGTCTGCGTAGATACCAGTACCAGTAATTAATTGTCCTACCGCAAAACTTGTACCAGCTGCCAATGTTACAGTCGAAGCACCTGGTGCACCTCCTGAGTTGAATGTTTGACTACCAACAGTACCAGTTCCACTTGTTACTTGTGCAGTAATAAATGTTGATCCTGCACCAGTCATTGTATTAACACCGGTAATTAAACTAATACCAGTTGGAGTTCCAGTTACAGTAGTTAATGGTGATCCATTTAATGCAGTCAATGTAAATGTTGTACTACCATCAGTAGCACTAATCAAATACATAGTAGGATTACTATAACCAGTAATAGCTGGTATAGCTACGGTAACAACATAACTATTACCACTTAAACTACCCTGTGTGCTTGGAATATAAGCTGTACCACCGTAAGTTGAACTTAGAGTAAAGTTGTTAGTACCGTTGGTATTGATAATGTAATATGTACCTGGAGTTAATACTGCGGTACTAGTACCTTGTGTTCCTGAAATGGTAACAGTTTGACCAATAACGTATGTGCCAGTTATACCAGTAAACAAACCGGCAGCACTAACACTACCACTAGTAGTTGTTAGTGTTTGTGGAGTATTTGTGATGGTACCATTAATAGAAACAGCTTGTCCAACCGTTAGTGCATTGGCGCTGGCAGTTATCTTAAATTGTCCACTAGTTCCTACAATTTGTAAACCAGCTTGCAACAGACCAGCACTTAAACTCATACCAGGATTAAATGTATTTGTCAACACTCCTGCCAATGTAAGAATGATTGGTGTAGCAGTGATTGCAATACTGCCTGTACCTGCATGATAAGTGCTAACAGTCCAGGTTCCACTTGCACTAGTTGGTGCATTATTGTTTAATGATGCAAGAACAAATGTTCCGGTAGTAATACCAGTTCCACTCAACACGTAACCTATATTGATACCTGTACCGCTTGGAGCAGTTGAAACTGTTAATGTTATGCCTGTGATACTACCAGTGAATGTAACAGGAGTACCTAAAGCGATTGTACTACCACCAGCTTGTGTTGCCGCACCAATGACGTTGGTGATATAAGTTGATCCAGTGGTAATAGTTGCACCACTTGTTACAGTCTGATTCAACAACATACCAATGTATGGTGTGTTAGTACTTGTACCAGCTAGAGTCAATACACCAGTTTGAGTGCCACTTGGATAGTAGCTCATTATCATTGCATTGGTGTTACTAAATTGTGGTACGTTAACAACCATACCAGGAGTAACAGTACCGCCTATACTTCCTGCAACTGTTAATACACCGCTAGCTATAGTACTTTGTGTACTGGTAAATGTGTTTGATCCAGTAATATAAGTACCAGCAGATATGTAAGTACCGCTTAGTACTGCACCTGATGTTAAATTAGCAAAGTTGGTAAAGCCACCGTTGAGTGTAAGAACAGAACCTACTGTTGAAAGTCCACCAAGACCTGCACTGGTTAAACCTGTGGTAACACTAAATGTGGTACCGTAGATTGCTTGAATTGCATAGCTACCGTTATATCCAGATGGTGTTACTCCAGAAATAACAATGTCTTCGTTAGCACTGAATGGAATATTGGCAACAGCTAGAACAAATGTTCCGGTGCTGGCACCAGATGCTAGTCCGTAAATTGGATAGCTGGTTGATTGAGCTAGTCCAGCACCAGATAGAATCATGCCAGGAACAATAGTTCCCGATGATAATGTGCCTACAGCCAACACTCCGCTACTGTTAATGGTACTAGCAGTCATTGTTGCAGTATTATTGGATACCGCAGTGGCATTGCCGCTAGTGCCTGGATCAGTTGGATATTGTAAGGTAGCTGTAACTGTATTAGATCCTGCTTGTGCAACTTGACTTACTGTAACAGTCGATGTGATCACCGCAGTCAAAATTGCACCATTTAATACTTGACTTAGTGTAATTGTTGGTGTACTAGTATATCCGTATCCTGGGCTAATCAATGTTACACTATTAATTACACCACCTGCCACTGTACATGTTGCAATAGCTTGTGTAGTTCCTCCGCCACCACTAAATGTAATAGTTGGCGCAGTAGTGTATCCAGTACCGCCGTTGGTAATAGTTACGCTGGCCACAGTGGCAATCAAACTACTACTGATAACAGCACCGTATTGTACCCAACATGCTGGACTTACAACAAATGTAGTAGCACTTGGAATGCTTTGAATAATACAACTTGCTGGAACATAGGCAAATGGAGTAGAAATAGTTCCGTTACTGCTCCATGCTCCTGAAGCAGAACTTACTACTACTACGCTACTAGGAGTACTACTATAGACTGTATATGTTCCATTATAACTAGCAGGGCTACCAATACCAGAAATTACAACTACAGCACCTGTTTGGAATGGAGTTGTTGATTGTGTATTAAATGTATAAGTTACATATCCACTGCTAGGAGTAGCTTGGCTAACACCAGTCAATGTTAATACGGTTGATATATTACTGACCACCATACCAACAGATAATGTAGTAGTACTAGGTACTGTAATAGTAGTTGTATTGGTCACACCAACAACCTGATACTGACCATTGTAAAGACTATTTGTTTGATTAGCTACAGTTAGATAGCTGTCAACAACTGGTAATACAGCATTGGGACTATAAGGAATATTGAATGTAATATTTTTTCTAGAACTATATGCTGTACTATAACCTGCAACAGTCATTGCATTAACGCTGGTTCCTACGCTTGATAAATTATAGACTGCGTTAGGATCAAGTGTCAAATATGGATTTGTAGTGGTACCTATAGTAATTGTACCTGAAGGAGTTCCAGTAGCAGGTGCAGTTAATATTATTGTTGCAGTAACACTATTGTTGCTTGTAACTGTGGTTACACTTCCTACCAATTGTGTACCATTAAATCCAGTTCCCTGAACACTTTGTCCTATGTTGATGTTACCAGCAACACCAGTAATTACAAGTGTAAGTGTACCAGAATTATATGAACTATATGCACCAGTTGCTTGTATAGTAGCTGGTGTATAACTAATTACACGGAATGATTTACCACCCCATGCAGTAATATAGATTCCTTGATTAATTTGGTTAATAGTTGTTGGATCTGAGATACCTAATACAGCAACCTTACTATCGCCCAGTGTTAGACCTTGTGTGCTTGTACTAAATGATACAGGACCGTATGGAGTAGCTGTAGGCACTGCTGACAAGGTCATTGAATAATAACCAACGTCAACTGCTAGGCTGTAACTGTTACCAGTATAACTACCTGTGGTAGAAGGTATGTAGATATTGTTAACACCACCATATTGTGTAGACAAACTAAATGTGCTAGAACCATTAGTACTGACAATCCAATAAGTACCTGCTGTCAACACAGCAGTGCCAGTTCCTTGGGTTCCAGTGATAATTACACGTTGATTAACTACTAGTGTTGGACTTCCTGCAACTGTAAATAGACCTGAACTATTTACGCTAGTAAGGTTAGCACTGGTAATTGTATATAAAGTTGTTGGTGCTGTAACATTACTGATCTTTTGACTTGTAAGACCTTGTCCTGATACAGTTTGTCCATTGGCAATCGTTCCAGTAGGATTGATTACATATAGTGTAGTACTTGTTGTGCTGTTTGATGGTCCTACTAAAGTAAATGTAAAATTGTTAGCAGGTGTAGTACCTCCTAAACTTGCACCAGGCAACACAATGGTGTCACCTGTAGCGTATCCATAACCTGGACTAGTTACTGTAATAGTAACAGTTGATGTAGAATATGAAGATCCGCCGCCTGTTTTAGTAACAGTAAAGACAGCGCCTTGACCTTGACCAGTAGTACTAACTTGTGTTACGTTTGTATAAGTTGCGGCACTGGTTATACTAGTACCAATAAATGTAGTATATGTACTTGTGCCGATGATACTACCAAGATAAACAACAGTTGCTTTGGCAGTATAATTAGCTAGGTCACCTGTGGCAACATTGCTACCGTCAACCGTAAACAAATAATAACTAAAACTTGAATCAATGGTCAGGATTGCCACGTGTGGCGCCAACTGTTCACCGGTACTGTCAATTAGTCCGTAGGCAATAATACGATAGATACTGCCCAAGTTTGTAATAAATTGTAGCGCAGTACTTGGTCGAACTGGTTTAACGTTACTAATGTTGTAGAACTTCCATTGTTGTAGTCCGCGAATAATAACACTTTGTTGATCGTACAATGCATAAGCTAGACCAGTCGTTACGGTAGCATTAGTGCCTTGAGTACTTAATCCCAATGCCAATACGTTAAGTCCGTTAACAAATACACTAGTATGACTTACAGTACTGATTAGATAACGTGTAATGCCACCTCCGCTAGCGGTGTGATCAATTTCTAATTCACTGGTGCCTTCTGGAATGAATTGCCAATTAATAATGAATACTTGTAGATTATGACCAGTAAGTCCAGTCATTTCATTAGCATAAACACCCTGTTTGTATACTTGTGCAACTTGCACCATGTCATTAGACAAGTTTACTTGGTTAGGTAATTCAGTGGCATCTGCACCGCTCGATCTCAAACCATATACACCATAACCGCTTGAGCCGGCCACGCTACGTATTTGTCCACCGTTCAATGCCCAATAGCTAACATAGTCATAGTAGGTAAACGCACTGACCGCTTCAACACCTGCACCGTTATTGGCCACAATAGCATAGCCTAAGTCGTTAACTTGTGTAAAGTCGTTACTTAACATGGACTTATTACCGCCCATCTCAATATTAATTGGAATTGCGGCACCATTCAATACAAAGTTATAGATTGAATCTTTGATATCAACACTGCCTTGACTTAAAATATAATTACCAGCTGCCTGAGCGGTTAAATTTTTAGTTAAAGTTACAGTAGTAGATCCAGCTACATAGGTATTAGACACATAGGTATTGGTAGGAACACCAGTACCACTGATTAATTGTCCAGGATTAACTCCGTAACCAACTGCAACGCTGAATGTTAGTCCTGTTGTTGATCCTGCTGTGGTTGTAATAGGAGCTCCGCCAGGAGTTGCTGACAAGGTGAATGTTGTTGAACTTGCACTGAATACAATATAGTATGTTGTTGTAGTACCAGTGTATCCACTAATTGTACCAGAACCAGTTAATGTACCAGATATTGTAACAGCATTGCCTAGAATCAATGTAGCAGTTGCACAACTAAAATTGCCAGCTGTGTCCAAAATAGCAACACTGCTTAGTGTAGTTGGAGTTGAACTAATTATAAAACTATTTGTACCCAATGTGCCACCGCCTGCATAGCTTACGGTTGCTTGAGGATATAGTGCATTTTGTACAGCATAAAAATCTGTAACAGAATTAGCAGATTGACCTGTGATAGTAGGAGGTGTACGCACCCATGCGCTAACACCTGCGCCACTCAATGTAATGACAGTTCCGTCAATGCTTGTACCACCAGTTACAGTAGAAGTTGCTGTTGCGGCTAGACTTAATGTGGCAGTTCCTGTGGTCAAGTTGACATTACTTAGTGTAGTACCTGCTTGTATACCAGTACCACTTACAGTGACACCGTTGGCCAAGGCAGGATGATAACTTAAATTAGTTACACTAAAACTACCAGCTGAAATAGTTCCAACTATTTGATTATTGAATACGCCATCACTTATAAAGTCAATAGCTATAGCAACTAGGGTTTGTAGTGTAGTTCCTTCTGTGCTAGTAGCGGCAGTATAAGTTGTTTTGTCTTGTGCGGCAAGATTTCCAACACTTGAAGTAACAGTTTGATTCTGTACAATTTGCGGTAAAATTTGTTGTAGTCTTGTTAAGGCAGCCAAATAAGCAGGACCAAAGTTATTCAATTGAGTCGATCCGTTAGCCCAGTAAAGCTGACTCAAGTCATAGATACTACTGTTACCGCCATACAGCAAGTCATAAGTTATAGCATCAACTATATACCCTACGTCTGTTTGTGTTTTAACAGCATTATATTGCGTTAAGGTATTGGTTACATAGTTAACACCGATAAATGCGCTGAGTTCATTTTGAATAAATGTTCTATTAGCAGTGATAATCTTTCTAGCATTGCTGACATTAGAAGAAACTCCAACAGGATCAGCCCATGTAATTGCAGGCAATGACACAGAACCGTTGATAATAACGTTGTTAATTATGGCAAGGCTAGTATTGATACTGGTCTGATTGGCAGATTGTAAAGATAGATAAGTTGAAATCAAATTACCAATCTTGGTAATACCTTGTGTAATAAATGTTTGGCTAGTTGCACTTACTTGGTTTTGTGGGAACAAATAGGCCAACGCTGTACGTACAGTTTGGTAATTGGTTCCAAACACCATGTCATAGGCCGAAGCCTGTGTAATAGCACCCACGTTGTTTACAAATGTACTAATAGTCAACAAGTTTGGTGGATAGAACGGTGTACCAACGTCTAATAATAAAGTTGCGGTATAGGTTAAAGGATTAAATGTTTGTACTTGGTTAATTTGATAACGGAAACCATTTAGATAAAATGCTGTTGGAACTTGAGGAGCTCTTACATCCAGACCGCTGTTTAATTTACCAGTGACTGTAATTGTGGAACCTAGTGTACCAACTCCACTAATATTACCAAATAGACGTCCTGCAAATCCGTCAACATACTGACCTCCGGCAAAACGTTGTTTGTTGATACTGCCTGAAAAGCTGGCAGATTCTTGACCATAAGGAGATTTAGTTTTGATCTGGCCTTCTGGGTCAAGTACCATCATAAATCCGCCGTGTCCTTGACATGAAATTAATTTAATACGAGTAGCATCGTTACATAAGAATACGTCGATTAATTTGTTGTTTTTTGGAGTACTTGTAACGTCTAATGGATTAGTCAAATAATGACGTCCATAATTAATAGTTCCCCACAAGTGCCAAGTTGTAGCCGCAAGTGTACCTGCTGACAAGAATGGATATATGGTAGTTACATTCAACACGTTACCACTGACTGTATTAACTACAGCTTTACCTACAGAAACATTTCCGTATGCCGTAGCAGTTACAGTTGCATTGTAATTGTACATGGTAACAGTGGCTACGCCTCCAGTAGCCGTACAACTTAACAGAGTGTATGTACCATTATAATTGGTAGGAGTCATACCTTCAATGTTAATAACATTATTAGCACTAAATGGAGCAGTAGTAATTGCTGGCGAACCAGCAATAGCTGTAAAGGTTATTGTGGCTATACTAGTTGTAGTATTAACACTGGCACCAGTTATAGCGTAAACACTTTCAGTTAGTACAAGACCAATCCAACTTTGTGGGGCTTGTATAGATCCGCCAAGCGTTGCTGTAAACGATCCACTAGTACTACTCAATGTTATGCTTGTATTTGATAACACAGAATAATCTTTAGAGTAATCGATTAAACCAATTTGTAATGCATCGACGACTGCATCTCTATAGAAGAAAATACTACGCCATGGGCTTTGACTCACACGGTCTAAAGGACGAATAATTGTACGACGGAAGTCATCACCACTAATAGTTACGTTAGTTGGAAGTTTAATTGGGTAATCTTCATAATAGATACCACTTTCAACATAGATAGTAATTTGTAAATTAGGTACAGTTTCACCAAAATCTAATGTTTCGCCCTGTTGGAAGAATCCAGGTTGAGATAAATTAACTGTGATGGTATCGTAAGCACTGTTTGATCCACTGCTGTTACCAGGTACGTAACTGATGATGGTTCCATAAGCACCACTGGTATTTCCTACCAATACTTTACCAGGAATAATGTGTACATCGCCAGGAATACCCTGATCAACATAACCATTACCTCCATTACTAAATGTTATGACATAGTATCCAGAACCGTATGTTGGTTGTGGACCCGCGCTAATACCATTTTTAATAATACTTAAAGTGTTACTGATTAAACTAGAATACAGACTTATACCTGCGTTCCACTGTGTCAATTGTCCTGCACTTGGTGCCAAACTAGGATCGAAAACTTGTGTTATAATAGATTGATTTCGACTTTGTGTTGTTTGATTAATTACTTGATAGATCAAACCAAGTGTGTTTGTAGTACCATTATAGCCGCCATCACCAAATGCAAACTGTAGGCCATCGACGGTTTCTGTCAATTGCGCACCAATAGCTAAAAGTGCTGAACTATTTTTATAATAACTTAGACCTGCATTGATACTTTGATAAGTTCCACCAGTTCTAATATCAATTACAATAGCATCTAATATTAGTCCTATATCCCTATAACAAGTATTTTGATTATAACTAAAACCACCTTTATAAGTGTTGTTTATGTAAAGAATTGTGTTTGTATTAATTGTTGAGGCATTGGCAACTATAATACTTCTAACATTTACATAGGTAGCATTATACACTGTTGGATCTATTACTGGAGTAGTAATTGTGTACTGTTGTGTTGTAATATTACCACCAATGTTGGTAGTAGTAGTTAAAGTAGTTATTCCGGCAACAGTATTAACTACAATACTAGACGCACCGATAATACTAATTGATTCATTGAATAAAATATTAATTGGTGCTACAGCGTTGACAGCATCATTCCATGTACTGCTAGCCTGTACCTGTGCAAAAATTATGCCTACACCTGATGTAAATCCAGCAACACTAGTATTGGCATTTGAAATCTCAATATAAGATTGTCCTGCTCCAGTAACCAGTACACTAGTTCCGCTAGCTGTGTTATAAACACTAGGTGTTAAATTTCCTATTGTTACATATTGACCAACAGTAAATGGAGCAGTTACTTGGCTGTCGAACTGTAATCTCACAGTGCCTACATTAATACCATTTCCGCCCGACCCTGTTCCAGGTACAATATTTGTAACTGTCTGATAATCCCCAGTGGTTGGAGTTACAGGAGTATTTCCTAAAATAGTAGTTACAATATTTTGAATATAGCTGATAGCGGCAATTGCAGTTGCAGAAGATAGCCCAGTATCGACTGCGTCGGCAGATTGCATAAACACTTGTGCCGACGCAGTAGTAGCACTATTGCCGCCATAAGTTATATCATAAGCAATGGCTTCAATCAAGTAACCTATTGCATTCTGAGCATAGGCTATTTGTGTTGATGTACTTAGTAGTCCATTGTAGTTAGCATTGATCCACGCTGAAAACTCGCCTTTAATAAAAGTTAAATTGGCAATTAATTCAGCTTGTGCGTGTGCATTGGCCGATGCCAAACCTGTTGGATTATTATAAGTTGGAACTGATCTAGTACTGTATCCGTTGATTAGTAAATTAGTTACTGTGCCAAACAATTGACTAATTTCGCCTTGACTAGTGCTGTCGTTTATTACAGCATAAGTGGCATTGATAAAGTTTATTGCTAGTGGTACCAAACCTGTACTTATTGTAGTACTTGCAACTGTTTGGCTATAATTTACCGACCAAGTAAGTCCACTACCGCTGTTGATTTGTGTATTAGTTTTAACACCAGCACCACTGATAATATCGCCTACACCAATACTAGGAACTGATCCAGATATGGCTAAATTATTTCCAGTGATAGAACCAGTAAATGTTTGCCCATTTATTTGATTCAATATTGAAGTTCTAATAGATTGAACTACAGAACCACCGTTAGCCACAGTAGGATATGTAGTTAACGGTGGTTCAGTATTGCTTACAGTTCCAAATGTTGTAGGAACATAATTACCGGTGATAGCAAAAGTTACCGTTGTGTTGGTACAACCGGTAACAGTGAATGTTGAATTAACATTTTGTCCTCCGCCAGTTCCTACGGTTTGTGCTGGTGCAAAACCAGACAATGTTATTGTTGTTCCCTGTGGGAATTGAACTCTAGGCTGTGCTACAAATGTTACTGTAGCAACACCACCACTGATACTAATACCAGTAGTGTTTAATAGATAACCAACAGATACACTAGCAGGTTCTCCAACTAGAGTTTTTGGAACAGGAGCTGTTATTGAACCTATGCTACCAATAATACTAATAAAGCTAGATATATTTGCCGCTAAACCAGATGCTTGGCTTGATCCATTAACATACGTTGTGTTTTGATATTGTATAACACTGGTTTGATATAGCAAGGTAGGCGGTGCATTATTGATTACATTTCCAATCAATGTGCCTAGATAGCCATATACACTTTCCCAGAAGGTAGGAGGATCTGCTTGTAGTGTGCTAGAATATAGCCAATATCTCAAACCAGCGTAAACAGTTTGACTATTACCTCCATACATCAAGTCATAGGCAAGACTCCATATGACATATTTCAAATCTCGTGTACAACTGTTTCTATTGTAATAAACTCCGGGATAGTTGGCTGTAATGTAGGCAATTATTTCTGCTTCTAAGAATGGAATATTATTAATAATTAAATTCAGAGCAGATAACTTGCCAGTTGATGTACTGGCCAATGCTGGGAACGTTGGATTTGGAGTAACACCTGTTTGAATAATATTACAAACATTTGTAATTGCATTTTGTAAAAATGCCACAGCACTAGGAGCACTTGTTAGAACAGTATTCCAACTGGAAGCAGTTCCTAAGATTGTTGATATTTCTTGCAACGCACCAACCATCTGACTGGCAGTTAATTGTGTACCGGCACCGTCACCAAATAATAATCCTGCTTGGATACTTTGATAGTTTGATCCAAAAACTAAATCGTAACAAACTGCATTAATGACTTGTGTAATATAAGTTTGTGTAGATGATACATTGTATGAAAAATCTAAAATTTGATTTTTAGCATAGTTTATAGCATCGATAACTTGAATCAATTGGTTCTGTGTAAGATTATTATTAGCAACGTTGTATAATAAACTAGCTTGTGTAGTTACATTATAGTTTGCTAATGTTCCACTACCATTGGTAAACACTAAATCGTATCCTACGCCTGATAAAATATTACCAATCAATGTAGTATAAACGCCAGTGTCAAATGTAAATGTGTTTACATATTTTTTATTTAGATACGCAATAGTTTCTGCTTGAATAAAAGATTTATTTTCTTCTATTAAGTTAGTTAAATTTATGTAAGGAGTAATAGCAGTATTGCCACCAACTAGAGTTACATTGTTGACAATACTCTTATACTGAGTTGCTCCCACGGTATAGGCAATAGTTTGACGATACGGACCTGGTTCTAAACTAGCAAGACTAATTAGAGTCTGTGCTTTTAAGGCCGCCGCACCAACAGTTTTATAAGCATACTGCCAAGCACGACCTTCACGACCTGCTGGAGTATTACGTTGTAGGTCATCTCCCTTAGCCGTACTTACATATAAATTTACACCACTGAAATAAGTGCTGTTATCTACATAAAATTTTGTTGCGGCTTGTAAATCGTTAGAACCGTTAGGAGTTCCATAACCCGCTAGTACTCCAGGATGATCACTAAGTGTCAAAGCACCAGTCATACTATCACCATCTCGACGAACAGCATGACGACGTTGAATAGCTTCAGTGGCTACATAATTTCCTTGTAGTGTTGGATCATAATCAGAATCTGTAGTCTGTGGTGTAGTTGGTTCGTTGCGCACCTTAAGTGCAGTGGCCACAGTACCAGTAGTAGTATTGATACTTAAGAAATTATTTTGCACCCATCCAACTGTGGCAGTTAATTGTTGTAGTGTTAGATTTGGAAACAATGCACTGTAGTTGGCTTTATAATTGGCTACTAGAGTATCGCTAGGGTCTGCCATGCCAATGATCTGGAATCCGTTACTTCTAATCGGCCCGGCCATAGTTGGCTGAGGATCATTTTGTAATTTACCAGTAGTAGAAGCAATAACTAATTGTCCATTGCTAGTGGCATCGATGCTTATGTTTTGTCCACCCACAATATCTCTAGCAGTCAAACCACTACCAGTAGTATTGGCCATAATGATTTGATTGGCCTGATATGCTGGATTAGAAATAGTACCTTTGGTAGTTGCTGTTCCGGTAACGCTACTGGTAAATGTAACTGTATTGACAGTTTCATTAGTAATGGTATATGTACCGTTGTATGCACTAGGACTGCATCCTGTGATAACAATATTTTGACCTTGTGTGAATGGGTGCGCAGTCAGACTAGAATTATTAAAGGAAATCGTAACTTGACTACCAGTTGAAGCAATATTAGTGATTGAATAATATTGAGAACCCGGAGCATCTGCTAGTGTACCAAATTTAATCTGTCCACCTTGTCCAAACACAGCATACAATTCTGTGAAGTTTTGATTAATTTTGGTAAAACTTTCGCGAATACTATCGCCCGTACCGTCGTTACCTTGGATACCTACGTTGACTATTTGTTGTGACATTTATTAAACTCCGAAGCTAGAACCACAGCCGCAAGTTGTATTTGCGTTAGGATTCTTTATGCTGAAACTGCTACCCATTAATTCTTCTTTATAATCTATCTCTGCACCTTGCAGATATTGCATGCTCATGCTGTCCACTAATACTTTGAATTCGTCTAAGGGGATTTCAAAATCGTCTTCGTTTGCAACTTCGTCGAATGTAAATCCATAGCTGAAACCACTACATCCGCCGCCTTGGACAAATGTACGTAATGCTAGTTGAGGATTGTTTTCTTCAAGCAGAAGATCTTTGATTTTTGCTTTTGCTGATGGTGATATTGTGATCATATTGGCCCTCGATGAAGTATTTATCAAAGGCATTTTATAATCTTAATGTAAATACTTGTATGTTTATTAGAACAGAATTTAGACAAAACCAGTATATGCGTACCAGCAAGCGTGGTACAAACCATACCTATATGCGTAAGAAAACCGTAGTTGTATTTTCTTGCGATGCTTGCAACGGAATCTTTTCAAGAGATAAGGGTAGTATGGATCCCAAACGTCTTAATAACAATTATTATCACGTGTGTAGAGATTGTGATGCTAAAAAGTTTGCCCAAGAAAAGGGAGTGGAAGCAAGGCGTGTGTGGGATATGCCGGTCAGCAGTCTTAAGACACTCGACCAATTCTAGAACTAATTAAGTTCCAGTTGATAATCTTCCATTGATTGCGCAGATAGCCTTTTTTGTCTGCTTGGTAGTCAAGGGCCCATGCATGTTCCCACCAGTCGATTAACAGTACTATATCCATCTTTATCTCGTGATTTTTGATAGTTTTGATTTCACCGTTACGAGCTAGATATACCCAACCTGAACCCTGTATACCCATGGCGGCTTTTTCAAATTTCTCTTTGAAATTATCAAAATTTTTGAAGTGTTTATTGATAAAGTTTTCAGAAATGTGTTCAGGTCTATTTGAATTGGTTGGAGACTGAAATTGTCTAAAATATATGTCGTGTAAAAAGGCTCCTGCTTCGTTAAAATCGGGGTCACCCTCACCTTTATTATATCGATCAACATAGCCTTTATACAACTGACCATAGTGATAATCTATAGTTTTTTTGCTTAAACTACGTCCCAAGGCATTTGCGGCATAGGGCAAAGGAGTTTGCTCTAAAGTAGTAGGAGTTTTGCCTTCATTTAAGCTGACATATCTAATAAAATTATACATGAAATATTTAGTTTATAAATAGACAGTCAAGCTGTCAACAGGGCGACCAAGGATCCCAAGGTTACAGGCTTTCCCTGTTTTCCAGTAACACAGCCAATGTGGCGACAGGTAAATTGGTGCTTGGCATTATATACTAGCATAAATAGTCTACAGGAGATTAACCATGTTACATCACATTAAAAAACTATTTGGCATTAAGCCTAAGGCTGTAGAAGCAGAAGTTCCATACAAAGTGGAAACACCTGCCGTGACCCCAGTTGCTGAACAAGCTACTCAAGCAGTTGTAGAGTCTATTGCTCCGGCTAAGAAAGCACCAGCGGCTAAGAAAGCACCAGCGGCTCCTAAAAAGCCACGTGCTCCACGTAAGCCTAAAGCAGAGTAAGTTGTTTAGCTTGCTCGTAAAGAGCAAAGCTGGCAAGATTCTTGCCTTTACTCTCCGCCATAATATCGTGCGTCTTTAGAAAGCTCAAAGCCCACTCGCTAACTTTTGTATTCCAATAAAAGTCAGAGTGTGCTCTGAGCTTTTGCTTTTTGTAGCCGTCTAGAAGAAGTTGCTTATGGTCTGGCGGAACCATTGGATCGTGTCCAACAAGATAGTCTTCTCTTGATATGGAGTAATGCATAGTAGGACGAACACCGCGCCAGCTGTCAACAACCCGTGCAACTCGGGCATCATCAGGATCCAAGTAGTCCCCTTCGCGAATCCAAAAATGATGGACGTCAAGAACAATAGGTATAATATCGCTAATAGTAAGACAGTCATTTAACCCCCATGAGTTTTCTTCGTTTTCAATTGTAATACAGTTGCGGGCCTCTGGTGATAGTCGTTGGTACGCACGGCGGATACCTTCTGGACCTTGACGACCTGAAATGTGAACATTAATCTTAAAGTCCTGAAAAGTTTTACCATAGCCCATCCAGCGGGCCATGTCTGTATGGTATTCAAATTCGTCTATGCTCCTACCGACAATACCTTCATTATCGCTAGCCAACACAACAAACTGACCTGGATGCATAGACAAACGTACATTACGATTGCGAGCAATGGTGCCAATGTGTGAGAAATTTTGCTCACAGTACTCAACCACATCCAAACGACGCCAAAAGTAAGACCAATCAGCGTGAGTATAGACAGGCAAAATGTCGCTACTAATACGCACCATACGAAGGTTATCATCTAATTCTCCTACTCGTTCTACGAGTTTACGGGTCGATTCGATGTTCTGAACCATTAAGTCCCACAGTTTTTGTTCTGCTACTTCCGTTGTTTGTCTATTTAACCAACTTACAGTAGTACCACCAGTGTTATACTGTTTGGCATCGTCTTTGGCTCCAATTCCGTCGACTTGATGAGGAAAGTCAATCCACTTACAGGCAAAGCCAATTCGTTTCATAATATGCAATCAATAAAAATGGACATAGTATATTATAACACTATGCCCAATAATAGTCAATGTAAACGATTAACCTTCGTATGTAGCCGAATTACCAGCATGTTCAAATACTTCTACACTCTTAATTCGAACACTAGGATTAATTTGATAACGATGGTTACCATTTACCAATAAATCTGCCATTTT